ACATGGGTTGCTCTAGGAGATTTGGTAGGATAATATGGCACAGGATGATGGCAAGAAGCAAAAAAGAAAAGCTGCAAAACCTACAGTAGCCGCACGGAACAGCTGACTCAACAGCTAACGCAACGATAACTGCTGCCGGTTTTACCGTTGGCACACCAGTAGACACTGCAACGGCTGTTCCAGCAGATCTTAATAAGGTAAAAACTGCTTTAACAGATACTGCTGTTACACCGTTGGGTACAAGTATTTCCTATGAAAGACACGCCCCATTCTTCCCCCCTTACTTCCCACCTTACTTCCCACCATTTTTTCCACCATTCTTTCCACCGTTCTTCCCACCATATTTCCCACCATATTTCCCACCTTACTTCCCACCATATTTCCCACCATTTTTCCCACCATTTTTCCCACCATTCTTCCCACCGTTCTTCCCACCGTTCTTCCCACCATTCTTTCCACCATTCTTTCCACCGTTCTTCCCACCAACATTTAAATAGGTGAATAGAAAAACCCGCCTTATAAAAAGGCGGGTTTTATATTAGTCTATATTGACAGGTGTTATAGGTTTGTAATTGTGTAAAAAGACGGCGTAGTAAATCTTTCTCCAGACTTGATTACTTTAACGCCATGTAGGTAATTAATATCGCCGGGATGAGCAACTGCAAGCCCTGGTTCCGGCTTCACTTCAATATCATGTTCAGGGTAATATAGTTCTCCCCCCTCAAAATCATCATTATAATATATAAGCGAATTTAAATCATATGTAGGAAACGGATTTGGTGACCCATCATTTAGCTGCTTGTCAGCATGTGGACGTTGTTCTATCCCAGGAAACCATCTTATAATAACCGGTGGTCTAGCTGATACCTTAACATTAAAAGAATCTTCTAAGAAATATTTCATTTTTAATATATATTTATCAACAATATTATAAATATCCAAATTTATTCTAGATAAAATTTCACCGCTACACTGTCTGTTTGACCAATACGAAGCATCATATGTGCATGTGCCGTCTTCTGAATATTGGTTTTCCCCGGCATCCATCCATTCAGTTATTGTAGGCAAAAAATCTTGTATAGTTTTAAGGTCTTCTAAATCTACAAAGTTTTTTAAAATCTTTATATTTTCTTTTGAACTGCCAAAATGTCCTGGTCTTACTAAAGATTCTTCCATCGGTTGTCCTTTGCAAGTAAAAAGTTTATGTGATATAGTATATCATTATCGCTTAATGATTGGAGATTTAAATGGAATTTTTTCACGTCGGTGCATGTGCAGATAGTAAGGATAACGCTAAGTTTGGCATTTATTTGTATAGAAACGCCATACCAAGAGAGCTAAATATTCCAGAAAGATTAGAAGCTGCAATAGGCGATAGTACGCATGAACTATTCAAATGGTCAGATGCAATGGTTGGCTATAACGTGAAGATGCCAGATTACAGAGATTGCGTTGATCTCAAAATGAGCCCAAGTCATTGGCAGTATTTAACTCCAGAGTTTGAAGAAGTAAAAAAGTGCTATGAAGATGTAGAAGTAAACTTAAAAAAATGTTTGACCCATTACGAATCTTTGTATAATTTTAAGATGGATTATATGGAAGCCATAAATTTCGTTAGATATAATCCAGGCCAACACTTTGCGGTCCATGCTGACCACGGGTTCTCATATACATGTACATTGTCTTCAGTTATGTACTTGAATGATGATTATGAGGGCGGCGAATTGTGGTTCCCTTATTTGAACATAAACTTTAAACCCCAAGCTGGGGATATTGTATTATTCCCTTCCACCTACATATATGCACACTCTTCTTTGAAGGTAAAGAGCGGAGTTAAATATTCTGCCGTTACTATGTTTGATTATAATGATAATAATCACAAGCATGGCATTGGCTATGGTGGTGATGGAAGTAAAATAACAGAAAATGTTGGGATATCTAAAGCGGATAATGTGCCACTAACTTACCCAATGCCACAATAGGAGAGATTTATGGATGATCAGCAAATAAACCCGTTGGAAATACCAACGGTCGAATACTATGACGAATCAATTTACGATTTAAAGCTAGAGTCTTTAGATGGAGAAGATAATATCTTTGAAAAGAATAAGGGCAAAGTTACAATGCTTGTTAATGTTACTGGAGAATGTGCTAATTCGCCGCAGTATGTAACGATACAAAATTTATATGATAAATATAAAGATTTAGGCTTTGAAGTAGTAGCTGTCCCAAGTACAGATTTTTGCGACCATGCGTACGGAGAGTTTAAAAATTCAAATGCAAGCCCAGAGCTGATGCGTAGTCACATGAAAGATTTGTATAAAACGGATTTACCCTTTGCCAAGATGGCAGCGATTGTAGAGAATTCGGAAACAGGTTTGCCAGTGCATCCTTTCTATCAAAAAGTTCAAGATAATAAAGATCCTATACAGGGTAATTTTGAAAAGTTTATTATTAGCAAAGACGGCAAAAAAGTAGTTAGGTATTGCAATTCTGATCTACTAGATCTTGCGTATAACTCTGGAAATAGAACAATCAATTCGGAAACAGCCTTAAAAAGTATTACCGAAACTATAGAGCATTTTCTTGGAGAATCAGATATAATAGTTGAATGACTAAAGTTACTTTAACTAAGACAACGCAAGACGCTCCAGAAATACGCCAGTCACGAATAAAGCGTGAGTGGATGGACAACACGTACAACAAACATGCATATCAGTGCCTGCCTATGACCTACGCAAACGTTTATGGCTGGGAATTAATCTTGCCACAAGACGTTGTTGCACAGTGGGACGGTGGCAATACTGTGCCCAAGATACTTGAAGGGGCAGAGTATAAGGGTAGACAAATAGCTTATGGTGGAATTATTGGAATGGTTTCTTTTTCTACTGGATGGGCATTTGGTACAGAAGATGGACACGAAACATTTATAGGCGGTTCCCCTAACTACATGGTAGACGGAGCTTCCCCCTTATCAGCAATTATACCAAGTAGTTGGTGGCCAGATGAGTTCCAAATGAATTGGATGATAAACAAGATTGGGGAACCAGTTGTTTTTGAAGCTGGGATGCCGTTCATGTTTTTTAATATTTTTGATAGCACAGTTACAAATGATGTAGAATTTAAAGTAGAAAATTTGTGGGATAAACCAGAGCTAATGAACTCTAGACAAAAATATGGCGATATGAAAATGAAAAATAATCAAGAAAATCCTTGGACATGGACAAAAGGAATAAGGACTGGTCTTGACGCAGATGGCAATAGGATCGGGCCAAGCTTTACTGGTCTACCAAAGCTAGATGAACCAAGTTTATGAACGCAAAAGATAAAGCAATAATTTATTTGGATAACTCTATTAGATGTTTATCTGAGCTAATAGAAAATTCAAATTCTGATTCTCTAGTAAAGGACGCCAAAGAGTCTTTGCTAAATCAACAAAAAGCATTAAGGGAAATTAGCAATGAATCCTAAAGAAATTAGTGAAGAGTTAATACATGAATTTACCGAAAACATGGACGAAGCTATTCCTGCTTATTCTGAAGAAGATCAAAACATCGTCATGCCAAACGGCGGAACAACAAGAGAATATGTTTTGACTGAAGCATTTGCAGAAATTAATAAGTATATAATCTTGCCTTTATCTCCATCAATAGATGATTTGATATGAAAACCTACGATGCAAAAAAAGACCTAGAGTATATCAATGAGCAATTATTTTTATATTTATATATAGTTGGTTTAAATCCTAGAAATATTGATGACTACTCGATAGACGAAATAATAAATTCGGCAAGAAAAGTTTCTATTGCCCCTATAAGTGAAGTCGAGTCAGGTTCTAAGGATTTTTCAAATGATCCTCTTTATTTGTTTTTAAAAAATCAAAGAATATCTTTGATTGGAAACATTAGAAGAATTTGGTATATGCGACAGTTGGCAATCGGAGCGATCAACAATGCAGTATGATGTAAACTATTTTGATAATTTAGTTAAGCTAATCAAGTATAATGATATTGAATCAGTTGAAGATTCTATATCAAAAAGTAAAATTATAAATCAGTATTTAGAATCTTTCTCTATAGACAAGAGAAAAATAGCCGCTGGTATGGATTTTATGATTTGGTATTTTGATGTTTTTAGCAAGGAAAGCCATTTTTGGAATGTTAACCCAGCGTACTTCTATGCCGCTAACACGCATGAATTTGGGTTTTTAACGGCTAGCCCAAAAACTTCGCTAATGACACTCCCAGCATTTAACACAGGTTTAGCTAGGTTGATGGAAAAAAAATCAAAGCTTTCTTTATTAAACAATTATCAACTACACCTATTTGAACACTACATAGGCGATGAGCCGTGGTCTTACGATACCGTAACAATGCAAGATATACAATCCGGCAATGGTGGTTACTATGATTTCATATGTATGAGTATCCACGATGTTATCCATGATCCTAGTTTAGTTATAGATTTCTTTAATTTATTAAACAAAAATGGGACAATGATGATGTTGTATACTGGTACAGATCAGCTTTATAAAGATGAGTCAGTGTATACTGATTTTTATGAAGTCCATAGAAATCTAATCAATATGAAAAATTCATGTGTTTACCATAACCCTACAGGAGCAGCTGTTACTTACGCAGTTAGTTTATAAAAATGATTATTATAGATGATTTTATAAAAGATAAAAATTTACTAGAAGAAATAGAGTTGACCCCAAATTTCTTTCCAGAATCAATGGGCGACGAAGAAAGAATAGCTACAGTCTTAAACAGCTACCATGATGAGAAGTCCGATTGCTTTGCTCCGTATATGTTTTGGGATGGTTGGCTGAACTCTGAAGCAGATACTCCAAGAAAAAGATTAATTAAAAAAATATGGGAAAATAATCTTCCATTTCCCATAGAGGAAGTTTGTGGGTTTGAATATTGGACTAGAACCTTTAAGCCTGGTCAATTTCTTGATGTTCATGTAGACGAAGACACATTTCTCTACGCAGATAAAAAAATATTTAAAGGTCCAAAAATAGGATGCGTATACTACCCCCACACAAACGATGTAGTTGGAGGCTTTCTCGAGATGCACCCAACAGCCATCCTCGAGGATGCAGTTGACGCTTTAGAGAGAGAAAACGTAGATCCTTTGATAGTCCCAATAGAATTAAGGGAAAGAATATCATGTAAGCCTAATAGATTGATAGTGTTTGATGCTGGGCACATTATACACAACACAACACCCCCGATTAAAGGCGTTCGAAGAGTTGTAGTGGTAAACGTATGGCACAAAGACAACCCCCCATCAGCTTTAAAAACTGGTGAATTTTATTATGAATGAAAAAATTGATTTATTTACATTAAGTATATATAAAACTTTTTTACAAAACATTGATAACGATAAGTTGTTAAAAGAAATAGAAGGATTTGATACAACACCAAATGTAAAAAATCCATCACCAGCTCATACGTTTTATGAAGATAAGCTGTACCCTTTTGGTCAACCAGAATCAATGAAGTTAATTGAAGAAATAACTAATTCTGTTAATCATTTTATTAATTTAGATATGGTTATGGATTCTATTTGGTCAATAACTCTAGAAAAAGGTCAGTCTGTTTTGAGTCATACGCACAAGGTAAATACTCAACTTTACCCAGAAGAATACTACTCTGTATCATATTATGTAAACGCACCAAAAGATAGTGCGGATTTAATATTCGTCACCACACATTGTAATACGGTAGAAAGAGCAACTTCGGTTAAGACCGAAACAGGAATGCTATTAATATTTAATTCTTATATCCCTCACATGACAAATAGACAATACTCTGAAGAAAAAAGAGTTGTTGTAAGTGCGAACTTTATCCCCAAAGAACCAAACACTAAGCCTAGCGCAGATTGGTCAGAGTATAAAGTCCCAAATAGGTAGAAAAATAAGTTTTTAAATATTACTATTACTGTGGTATAATTATTATTTAGGGAGATTTTTATGACTGTAACAAAAGAAACTTACAAAGAATTCATAGGCAATATAAAGATTAATGATATAGATCCGATCATTAACGCTCCAGAAGTAGACTTTGCTGCTGTTGATCATATCGTCAAAAGTAATTTTGATGTAATATTTACTTGGGATTATTCTTTAGTCCACACACAATTAAGAAAGCTTTACGAAAAAGCTAAAAATAATCAATGGAACGGAGAAACCGCATTAGATTGGTCCATAGATGTAGACATTGAAAAGTCTGTAGCTGAGGATTATGCAAATTTTGGATCAACTAGAGAAATGTCAATCTATAAGGGTAGTCCTGTGGAAAACTGGGGCGATAAAGAATGGCTACAATTTGGCTTAGAAAGCAGAAAGTGGATGATCTCACAGTTCATACACGGAGAGCAAGGTGCTCTGATTTGCTCTGCAAAACTAACGCAGACATGTCCATGGTACGATGGAAAACTTTTTGCTGCGACACAAGTCGTAGATGAAGCTCGACATGTTGAAGTTTTTGCAAAGTATACCAATGAAAAATTGGGCGGGACACTTCCTTTTAACTGGCATATTCAAAGCTTGGTTGATGACACGATTGCCGACAATCGTTGGGACATGACTTTTTTAGGGATGCAGATTATGGTTGAGGGGCTTGGCCTTGCATCAATGGCATATATGCGTGAATTGACGAACGAACCTTTATTAAAGCAACTGCTGCGTAATGTTATGGCTGACGAAGCGCGTCATGTTTCATTTGGTATTATCTCACTCAAGGAGATCTATGCAGAGATGTCTGATGCCGAGATTATGGAGCGTCAACAATTTGCTTATGAAGCCAGCATAAAACTTGGAGAGCGAATGTTGCAGCAGGAAGTGTATGAAAAGATGGGGGTTAAGACAAAAGATATAGCCCCGTTCCTTCTAAACGACCCAGCACAAGCTTGGATAAGAAAAATGCTAGCTGCAAAGATTGTCCCCAATGTAAGCAAGCTCGGATTGCTAGATAGAAACGGTGCTTGGCTGCGAAGAAAATTTGAAGAGATGGGAACAATTGAGTTTGAAAACCTTGGCGACTCTGACGAAGAATTTTCAAACTTTATACATAGTTATTAATTATGAAAACACCTAATGATTATAATATAGACAGAGTTTATTCTTATGAAAGCTCTGAAGATCTAAAAAGATATTATAATGATTGGGCCGACGAATACGATACTTACGCAAAAGATGTAAACTATATTTTGCCAGATAAAGTAGCTGAAGTATTTTTTAAACACATTTCTAATAGCAATTATAAAGAAACAAAAAAAAATATTACACTAGATATAGGCTGTGGGACCGGATTATTGGGGGAAAGTTTATCTTCTATTGACAACAATCTTTGGATTGAGGGTGTTGATATATCCTCTTCAATGATAGGGCTAGCTTCTTTAAAGAGAAAAAAAAACTTTGTACCACTATATGACTGGATGATAACAGATGATTTAACTAGTCCAAAGTTGATATTGGAAAATTATTATGATTATTTTGTAAGTTCCGGGACATTTACCCTTGGTCATCTTGGTTCAAATGATCTAGTTAATTTATTAATTTATTTAAAACCAGAAGGCACTGCAGTTATATCTGTAAAAGAAGATCATTTTATTAAAGACAATTTTGAAAAAGTTCTTTTAAATTTAAAGAAACAAAATATTATAAACACTATTTTTTACTTTAAAGTTAGCTCATATAATTCTAATTTTGAAGCAGATTCAATAATTGTAAAATTTAAAAAGGTTTAAAATATTATGATACCAAAAATAATATGGCAAACCCATAGTTATTTAATTGAAGACCTGCCACTTTTTGCCAAAGCCCCTATGCTATCTTGGGTTGAGCAAAATAAAGGTTATATTCATAGATATGTAAATCATCTTGAAAGAGAATTTTTTATATATAATACTTTTGGGCAAGATTGGCTCAACCTTTATAAGCAGTGTCAGTCTCAAGTCTTTCAGTCTGATATGTGGAGAGTATTGTGTCTATATGAATACGGCGGTATATACGCAGACATGGATACAATATGTCTGGTAAATATAGAATCTTTTTTAGATTTAAGTAAAGATTTTATCTGCGAAGCTGCTTTTCCAAAAACACATGGATGGATAAACACTTCAATTTTTGCTAGCAAACCAAAAGGAAAATTTATAACAGATTTAAAAAATTTAATATATGAAAGATGTAAAATTAAAAACGGAAAACCAATAACAATTGAAGATTGCGGACCATTAGCATTTAGTGAGTTGATGGATAGATACATTGATGAGCAATTAGATATGTCTGATATTCAGTTGTGCGACAACAATTTTCCAGTACAACACAAAGAATCAGTTCTTCAAATTTTTGGGTCAGTTACATGGAATGACGTTAAATGGGGTTTTGATTTTTCTTACTTAAATGAAATATATAGTTCAATTACAAAAGAATCAAAAACAGATATTAAAATTTATACCAAAACAGGTCATGGCGGTTGGAGTGTTTAATGTAAGGGCAAATATATATGGCGTATGAACTGTTGGGCAAAAACCCTAAATCTGCTTTGGGTTTGTGTGTTAGATTAAATATATGGAAATGGTACGAGTTTGTCAGAATGCTTAAGGCCTTTGCTATAATTTCGGATTCAGAAATTCCATTATGGATGGTGAATGATCAAATAAAGTTATCAGAAAAAGAAGCAATACTATTGTCTAAAAATATAAGATTAAATCTTAATAATTTTGATAAATTTATATCTGAACTATACGAAGAAAATTTAGCGTACTCCCACATGCCGTGGCATAGAGAGGTATGTTGTCCTGTTTTGAATAGCTCAGACATTGAATATGTGCTATTATTTTTAGATAAATGTGGTGGATTTGAGGTTAGGTAAAAATGAAAAAAAAATATGAACCAAGAATATCTGTTTTTACAGACTTTTTCCCAGAAGATGATTGGAAAATTATAGAAAAATACTGTAGAGATAACAAAGATAATTTTCCTTTTGTTGGCTATGATTCACCTGTTAGGTGGAAAATTGAAAAACATTCAAAATATCCAGATGTTGAATATGTAAAATCATTCTTAATAAGTGAAGAAGAATATGAGTTATATGTAAATGGAAAGATACAAGAGCCATATCCGGATGATACTAAACATGGAGATAATTATAATATCTCTATGGAAGTAATGCAGCCAGAGGTTGGAGAGAATAAGGCAGTTAGTGAAGATGTTTTATCTTTAATACATTATTCAAAGTGGCCAAATAAAGCTCTACAAAAAGCTAGTTATGATATACTAAATAGGTATTTAAACGGTGTAGTTGAAATAGTTAAAGAAATTTATGGCGTAGATTGCTTTAGCGAAAGTGGTCCGTGGATAGCATTGGCTAAAAAAGATGGTTACATGAACATGCATTGCGATGGAACATTTATACATGACAGAGATGCTGTGACTCAGTTTTCTTCTGTTTATTATATAAATGACGATTATGAGGGTGGAGAATTTAATATGCCGGTGATGGGCTTTAAACTTAAGCCTAAGGCAAATTCACTTCTTATCTTTACTCACTCTTCTCACGAGGATATGGCGCATGAGGTAACGCCAGTTATATCCGGTGATCGTTTTGTGTCACAGGGTTTCTTCGCAATAAAGAAATGATACCTATAAATAACCCAAAATATAATATTTTATTATCAAAAAAAGATATTTTTAAATCTTTTAAAAAAGTAATAAAATCTGGCCAGTATATCCTTGGTGAGCAAGTTGCTTTATTCGAAAAAGAGTTTGCAAGCTTTTGCGACGTGCCGTACGCTGCAGCAGTTGGGAATGGTTGTGACGGACTAGAGATAGCACTTGTTGCGATGGACGTAGAGTGCGGGGATGAAGTAATAACAGTCGCAAATGCAGGCGGATATTCTTCGCTAGCATGCTATAGAGTTGGCGCAAAACCAATTTATGTAGATGTAGACGAAAATATGTTAATTGATTTAAACTTAGTTATATCTAAGATAACAAATAAAACAAAGGCTATTATAGTGACACATCTGTATGGTCAATGTGTAAATGTAAAGTTTTTAAAAAAGATATTACCAGATTATATAAAGATTATAGAAGATTGTTCTCAGGCTCATGGCTCAAGCTTTAATGGAGATAAAGCTGGTTCAATGGGTGATTGTGGGGTATTTAGTTTCTATCCAACCAAGAATCTTGGAACTATTGGTGACGCTGGAATTATAACAACTAAAAATGAAAAAATATATAAAAAAATTATAAACTTAAGAATGTACGGTTGGGAAAACAAATTTAAAATAGTTTTAAAAAATGGAAAAAATTCTAGAATGGACGAAATCCACGCGGGCATTCTTAGGGTTCTTTTGAAAAAACTAGATATAAACAATCAGATTAGAAAAAAAATAATAAAGACCTATAGAGATTCTGCGCCATCAGCAAATTGGGTTGGTTCGCTAGACAACAATTGTCATCATATGTGCGTGCTTCTTGAGGACGATAGAGAATCTTTAATTAAACATTTTAAAAAAAACAATATAGACACAGATGTTCACTATCCAATTCTTGACTATCATCAATTAATTTGGTATGATAATAGTATTACCCTTGAAAAGACAGAAGAATTTTCAAAAAAGATATTAACAATACCCTTGTATATAGGTATGTCAAAAAAAGAATTAAGCACTATTTGTAAGGCGCTGCAACAATATTATGGAACCAAAATTAATTGACTTTGAATCGATTATAGGAAACTATGGTAGCCTTTCCGTTGCTTCTGTTGATTGCGGAATCCCGTTTACGCCTAAAAGAATATTTTTTGTTTATAACGTAGAAAGTTTAGATGTGATAAGGGGTAGTCACGCACATAAAAAATGCGAGCAACTACTTGTAGCTTCAAGCGGTTCTATGAAGGTTGATTATGAAAACAAATTAAGTAAAGGAAGTATTATTCTGGATAGCCCTAGAATGGGGTTATACATCCCAAAAATGACCTGGTCCGTTCAGTATGGTTATACTTTTGGATCTACGCTAACAGTTTTGGCGTCAGAAGAGTATGATGAGTCTGATTATATAAGAGATTATGAAGAGTTTATAAATTATGAATGATAATATATTTGTTTATGTTATATCTTTTAACGAAGAAGAATTACTCTTAACGGTAGAAGACGCTTATGCAAAAGCGCATGAGCCAGAAAAATTGTTTTTTGGGATATATGAGCAAAGAACAGATTATAATTTTGTTGATCTAAGTTCATATAAAAATGTTAAAAAAGTAGAGTCTCAATATAAATACCCAAGAGGCACTGGCATAGCCAGAATGAACGCCTTTATGCTGAACAACGGCGAGCATTATTGCATGTATATTGATTCTCATACCTTGTTTAAACAAGACTGGGATTTAATGGTTAAGGAGCAGTTTAAAGAGCTTAAGCAGCAATATGATAAACCATTTATCAGCCATGTTTTACAGGGTTGGCGTAGAGATAAAAATAATAGTATAGAAATATTAGAAGACTGGAATCCCAGTACTTTAATTGCCGTTGTCGCTAGAAGATATCAAGGGCTGTATTATGAGATGTCATGGGAATCATTTGATCGAAGCTTAAGGTTTAAGGAACACTACCTTTGTTCCGGCATGTACGCATTCGGTGAAATGAAAGCTTTTAAAGAATGTATGCCTGATCCAAGAACTTTTTTTTATGGAGAAGAACAACTGTTAGCAATAAGGTTGTCAACTAGAGGTTGGAAAATCTTTGCCTGTAACGAGTCCTTTATGTTGTCCAAGGGTGTTACAATCAAAGATTGGGTAAAATCTGATTTTTGGAGAAGCATAGCTAGAGATTTAGAGTTTCAAACACTATTTGAGCACTCGGATTTAGAAATTGCTAATTATCCTGAAAAAGGCGCTTCATTTGAAATACTTTCAGGGGCTGAACTGGGTTATTGGGGTGCTCCAGATCAAGAATCATATGAAGAGTATATAGATAATTTAAATTTTGATTATAGAGATCTTAAAAAAATGTGGTATAATCAGAATAACAAAGGAGATAAAGATGCAATTGAATCAGTATGATTCCAAAAAAGCAAAAGACCAAGCTAGATCTTTTTTAGAAAAATCAATACTTACATTAAGTTTATTATTAAATGTAAATTATGAAAATTTAAATCAAGATTCAGAAAACCCATTTGATGAAAGTCTTCCGCAACACAACGCATTTAAATGTCTCATTGATGAAATAATTTCTTACAAGAAACTGGCTTAACAATGAGTGGCATAGGTGAGTCAAATGAGTTTAAAATTGAAGCAAGACAGGGAGAATCTATAACTGATTTCCCAGATTGGGACAATGAAACAATAGAGTGGGATTCTGCTACTGGGATATATTACGTTGCGGGTAAGCCGGTTAGTATGTGTCAAGGCGTTGCGATGTTCAAAGAGGAGAAGGAAGATGAACAAATATAGAGCTCAAGAAGATTTAGAGCATCGCTCTCAGCATCTAGCATCTTTTTTGTTTATTCTTGGAATTGAAGAAGATAAATTTGAATTAATTAAGATAGACGACGCAATAAATCTAATTAGAAATAGATACGTGTATAAACATAGTGACCCAGATTATAATATAGGGGTTCAGGAGTATATTAAAAAACAAAATATTGTTTTGAATAGGGGAGTTAGAAGAGCTTGGTTTGATGTCCAGGTAGCTCTGCACGAGGTACAAAATGTCAAGTGATAAAAGATATGAACCACAATTATCTTTTGATTTTACTAGTTGGGAATACGATTGGCGCACCTATGCTAACGAATCTACAAAAAAAGATGGGCCAGAATCAGTTGCAATTTCCGACTACTTATTTAAAACAATTGGTGTAGATAGAAGAAATATCGCTACTGGCGGAGCAAGCGACTACGAGTTTGTTATACATTACCCAAGACCAAGCTTAGCTGACTCGTACGGTCAATCTCAATGGATGCCAATACTACTCATCCAAATGCTAATGGATATTAGTAGGGGTAATCATATATTAGCGTTGTCTGGCGGTTTAGATAGATTTAGGCTAAAGCCTTTTCAAGATATATATGGGTCTAATATATATATGTTGAATAATAAAAAAACAGCAATGTATGAAAAATTTCAAAAAGAAAATACTCCAATAGACTATAGTGTTGTTAGCCATCAAGATTTAGAAAAAGACAACTGCAATAGTTATATGTTTGACATGATTGTTGGGTGGTCACAGGATATGGAAAATCCTTTTATACCTGTAGACTTTTATCTTGATAGATTAAATAAAGGCGGAATTTTGGTAATTCAAAATTCATCAGATAGCATTTTTCTTTATCAAAACGACACTCAAGCATCTCCTGTTTGGCAATACCATAGTGAAATAAAATCAAGAAAAGACTGCAATATGTATCACATACCTCTATTTTATGGGGTTACAGTTGTCGTTAAACAGTAATACATGATATAATTGTTCTATGATTAATAAATGGAAAGCAACAGTGGTTAATCCACTTGGAACAGAAGCTTATAGTATGAGCATAGATAGTACTGACGGTTTAATTACGGCTACAGCGTCGAGTGAAAAGGGAACTGTGCAGTTTACTCAGACACAGAGCCTGAGCACTTTGTTCGCTGCAGATATAGAAGCTCCAATGAAAACAAGATTAGAATTAGAATTCAGCACTATCGATTTCACAGTAAAAGATATGTCAGCTATTTTAAGGGTAGGAGATTTTTCCACTATGAAAGTAGATTTGGTCAGATATGAATAATTCAGCATATGACATTGAGCTATTGTCAATTGATGGCTCATATAATATAATGGAATCAGTTAAGGGAAAATTAACCCTTGTAACAAACATAGCATCAAAATTAGGTTATGACCCTAAGTGTAGCGTAACTTTTTCGTATGCAAGAACTTGTAAGTATTTATGGGAACTTGAATTTATTTATCAAAAATATAAGGATCAGGGCTTTAGCGTTGTTGGCGTACCATGTGATCAGTTTGGTAAACAAGAACCAAAAGAAAATAATGAGATAGAAGCTTTTATAAAAGAAGCTTATCCTTTTGTAAGTTTTCCTATTTCTCAAAAAATAGAAGTTAACGGCAAAAATGAGCACCCACTTTATTCTTTCTTAAAGGGCCCAGAAAAAAGAGGTTACTCAGATACAACTGCAGATAGCAGTGATGCAGCTATAGAGGGCCAAAACTTAGTTGGTCAAGCAATAGCAAGAATTCCTCACAGCTATGAGAAGTTTTTGTTAAGTCCTCAAGGGATGTTCATTACTAGATTTAATTGGCAAGATGGTCCGCTAGATGAAGAGCCTAGAGTTATGGGCGCTGGCTGGACTATCATGGAAGCAATAGAGGAGATGTTAGGATGAGTTACAATATAGAGCCAGAAAATTCACAGTATAGAGATGTAGCTTTTCCATCTAGCCCGCCAGTTGACGAAGAAGGAGCTAAGGGGATAGCAGATATTGAATATGAAATTCTTGGTCCAGGCGTTGTCGTTTTTAGAAATGCTTTTACCATAGACCAGGATGCAGTGCTATCTTATATCGATGCTAATGCAGAAGAGGCGCATAAAACACGATGGCAGTACGTTGAGGTCGATGGCGTAACAATGGGTATCAATGAAGATGGTTTTAGATATAGGATGGAAGATGTCCCAGCTGCTCCAGTGAGATTACTTGATCCAGTAAATCAATCTACACCTCCAGAAGTAGAAGTGTTTTTCTATCATCTAGAAGACCAAATTTATAAGTGCCTAATAAGTTACATAGATCAATACCCACTTATACTGGGTAGTATATGGTGGAAAACAAGAGGCCACATACTGCGCTACGGCGATGGCGGAAGACTAGGCTGTCATGCAGATAACGATACTAACTATAAGGTCACAAAAGGTGTTAGATACATGCCTAAGGGCATGGTTGCATCAAGACAAACATGTGGTGCTTTAATTTACTTAAACGATTGTGTTGATTCAGAAGAAGAATTAGATGGAAGAAATTTTACAGGAGGACATCTTAGATTTGTCCATTTAGGCATTTCATATAAGCCAAGAAAAGGCGATGTAATCTTTTTCCCAACAAACTATCTTGCAGCCCATGACGTAGAGACAATGGGCAAAGGGGTTAGATATAGTTATTTAACATTTTTTGGCCAAGGTGCAAATGACAAAAATGCAAACATCATGATTGTTGAACCAGATGAAAGCTTTCAATGGTGTCCACCAGTTTGGCTGAATAACATATATGATGATTACGAAATGTATTGTAGGTCACCATATTCAATCTATTCTGAACCAGAAAAATACAAAGTAGAACTTGGATGGAATCCTGTTTATCAAGGAAGAGAAGTTGCGCAGTACAGCACGTCTCACGATGCGGTAGAGATTGAAGAAGTCGAAGAAGTTAAGGATAATAATTTGTCCGAAGACTTACCAGAAGGACCTTGTGGAACTGAAGCAATAAAAATTTGATATTATGAATGTACAAAAACTAGGAACTGGGATTGTTCTATTCCAAAATGTTATACAGATGGAAGAATACCCAGAAGTAATACCTTTTATCAAATCATTAAAGCAAAAAGCAGTAGAAGAAGATTATACAATAATAAAAAATGATCTTAACGAAAGCATTTACGCAATAAATAGAAGCGGTCATAGATATGCGCTAGAGGATATAGAAAAAAGCTCTAGCCATATTATGAATTTTTTAGACAATAATAATTCTGATAAAATAGAATTGTTTTTTACTGAATGCGAAAAAGCATTTAGACAATGCCTTCTTCAATATCTAGAAATGTACCCAATGGCACTGCCGAGCATTTGGTGGAGAACTCAAGGCCATGTATTGGCCTATGGCCCAGGAAGTGACATGGGCCTACATAGCGACAATGACGTTAATTATCAACCTGGGTTTGAACCCGATCTACAAGTGGCAACTAGAAGTGTTTTAGGTTCTATTCTGTATTTTAACACATCTGTGGATTCAAAAAAAGAAATCATAAAAGATGAATATCTTGGTGGGCACATAGTCTTCCCATATTGTGGAGTGGAATACTCTCCAAAAGCAGGAGACTTGTTAATGTTCCCATCTAACTTTATTGCAACTCATGAGGTTAAAGCGTGCCACGAAGGTGGTAGGTATGCGTACATTGGCTATTATTCTCACGGTTCAGAGCATGTGGAAAGAGGAATCAATTTAATTAATGGCAATCTACCTGTTGGGAAACAGGGACAAATATGGATGCCAGAAATAGTTGAGGAGTATAAGCAGTACATACATGATAAGTATCCTAACGAGCCTGAAGATTTTTATGGCGATTTGCTACAACCAACTAGAAGAATGTATAATAGTGCTAACACCTTAAAGGAAGTAGACCATGAAATTCAATGACGTTGACGCAAAACATTTAGGTGGTGGCGTAGTTTTATTCGAATCAGCTATTGATATTGATTGGGATTATATTAGAGAGTTTAGCAGAGACGCTATCAATAAAGAAAAGCAAGAAATGTATGTGCCGGCTGTAGACCCAGAAACTGGCGATCAAATCTATCTTAATAAAAGTGGATACTTTTTTGGTAAAGAAAGCATTGAAAAAATGCCAGGGAGAGGGTCGGCTATACATAGATATAGCGATGAAAAGATAAAAGAAATGTTTGACTTTGTAGAAGAATCAAAAGATAAATATTTGCTAAAGTATTTTGAATTGTTTCCTTTAGCCTTTAAGTGTGTATGGTGGAAGGTTAAGGGGCATATAGTACAATATAAAAAAGATGTTTATCTAGGAAGCCATTCGGACGTGAGCACAGATTATATCTATGACGTGTGGACGCCTAAAGATCAACTTGCGACTAGAAATACTATAAGTAATGTATTTTACTTAACATCCTGCGTTGATACGGCAGATGAATTGGATGGTACAAATTTTACTGGGGGCCATCATTATTTCAATTATTTAGACATAGATGTAAAGCCTAAGAAGGGAGACTTATTGATGTTTCCTTCTAATTACATGGCAGCACACGAAGTTAAACCGGTAGAAGACGGAGAAAGATACTCTTATCTTGGTTGGTATAGCCACGGGACACCGAATGCAGAAGTCGGAGAATCAGTTGTTGATCCAGCAAAAGAATTGGGAATAGCAAAAAATGCGACTAACCTATATATGCCTGAGCTAGTTTCTGACTATAGGAGCTACCTTTTGTCAAAAGGTTATGATGAATCATCTGAACAATTTAAGTTAACAAGATCGAATTATTAATATGTTAAAAAAAGATTTTAAAATAGAAGATAAAGGTTCCGGGCTATGTGTAATGACAAACGCATTTGATATTGATCAAGACATGCTTTTTGAATATATAAACTGGCTTAAGCAGGAAGAGGAAGACACCTTTACTTATTTGGAAGAAAATGGCAAAAAGTACGCTATTAACAGAACTGGTTTTAAGTTTGATTTATCAGAAGTAAGAGAGGCGCCAGAAAGATTCGTTGATCCCCTATGCAGAATGTCGAGCAGAAAGCCAACCGCCGAACAATGCAAATTAATATATGATTTAGAGGATTTAATTTACGAGGCTTTGGTTGAATACGTAAAGATATATGACGTAGCTGCAACAGTTTGTTGGTGGAGAAGCCCTGGTCACATAGCTACTTATTCGGACGGTCAAAAAATTGGTCCTCATTGTGATGATCAAATTCCATGGGAATATGGTGTAGCTCCAAGAAATGAGTATCCAAAGCACAGTAAGGTAAGTATAAACATATACTTAAATGATGGCGTGGATTCTGAGGAAGAATTAAATGGAAGAAATTTCTTGGGCGGAGACATAATATTTAAATATGCGAAGTATAGACATAAGCCAAAAACTGGTAGTATAACTATATATCCAACTAACTATGTTGGCACACACGAGGTTGAATCAGTTACCGCTGGGAAAAGAATAGCCTACCTTGGAGCACTTCTTTATGGGACTCCGGCTAATGCTAGCCCCGTTCCAGAGGTTGGAGAAGAGAGAATATGGCTACAAAATTTAAAAAAAGATGCTGGGCTAATGTATTAACCATTATTACTATTGTCCTATAGGATACTTAACTGTCGGGGCAATATGATTTATAATGAAGCAATGAGCTATAATAGTCCTAACGTGTCTTATAATGGCACTTTAATAATTTACGCCAATAGCTTAATAAGCCCAATTGTTTTAAATAATATAACTATTTTTTATGCCTCTAACGAAGATTATTCAAATTTAACAACAATTGGTGTTCTAAGCATAGACATAAGCCCTCAGGGGGTTGTGTCTATAGAGGTTTTGGACAATGATGTAAGCGCCATATCTTCAGCTCAAGTTATATCAGTTGGTGTAAGTGGCCAAATATCCATAATAGGATAAGTATAATTACTATATTAAATATTAATTTCTTTTGGAGCCCTCATGTTAAATAATACCGTATTGGTAAATGATAAAGTAAGAATAAAGGTAAAATTTGTTGACGTCAACAATGTTACTGGGGCACAGATATTAGTCAGTCCTACCTCTGTTTTGGTAACAGTTTATAAATCAGATAATACTCAACTTATTTCAACTACGGCAACAGCTCTTACTAGCTCAGAGTATTATTATGATTTTACCCCTACGGTCGCTGACACGTATAAAATAGTTTTTGTGGGGAATATAACTGGTGGGACTTCTATCACCGTTAATCAGCAACTTTACGTAAGCACTTCCACAGATGAATATAAGCCAATTATAACACTAAAGGCAGATGAAACAATAACCTTTGCGGCGGATGTAGATCCAATTTATTTAAATCCAGAAGAAATGCAAGCTTACTTCCCAGAGGCATCTCTACTTGAAATTGGAGAAATAATACACTACCATTCAATGGAGGTCAAAGATATTTACGGATTCAATGATTCTAATCCGGCATCTGAAATAAATTATACTACTTTAGAATACATAAAGGCCGCGACAGCTTGCGATCTCAGTAGAACATATAGCTATGGTGGCGATGATGACGTCTCTGTCCAATTGGGGGACCTAACGGTTACAGCAAGAAACCTTCCAAGAACTAATATAAGCAGAGGCAATGCCGTTACCTGGTGTCAGATTGCAGCGGCATTGAGAAAAGAAATGTTAGCTGGCAGAACTGGGGCTAAAGGCTTCCAACCAAAGGGTATACCTACAATGCCAGTTATAAATGCTGGGAACTATATAGATCCTGATACAGGGCGAAATACCTATTTAACGGAGAGAGATCTTTACGGGGCGAGCAGAAAGAGGGAGCTGTCTTACGACCCAATGCCTAAGAGGGGTTTGCGTAATTATGATTAATCTTGAAAAATCATTTATGAACATTTTAAAAAAATGGGGCTATGATGTTTTTATACAAAGAAAAAAAGCCAATGGTAATTATGAAGATAATCTTCAGCAGGTAACCACAAGAAGCGTTTTTCCAAAAGGAAGATTTGAAGCTAAATCAGCTAGCGAAGAAGACGAAGGAATCACTGTTGATTCTGATGTTGTTTACTATTTTGAAGGTTCGGTTAATCCAGGCGAAGGTGATAGAATCTATGAGATGATACCTAACGCCGCAAGTAAGTATACTATTTACGTGATAGATACAAGCGCTCCGATTAGAGGCAAGGGCGGTAAAATAATTTACTGGACAGTTGGAGCAACTAGGGAAAAACAGGTTTAAGGTGTTAATAGTAAAAAAAAATCAACAATTAAAATTTAAATTTACATTTGTTGGTGACGCTAGAGCGACTTCAACCACATCAACTAATTCTAAAAATATTTCATTTAAACAAATATTAAACAACAAAGCGACAATAACAACAACCGTTAATCATGGTTTCCAGGTTGGGCAAGCCGTTACGATTGCTGGAGTAGACACAGTATTCAACGGGTTGCATACGATAGAAGAAATAACTGGCAATACATTTACTTATAGAACAGCACTGTCAAATGTTAGTGTTGCTGTTTCCTCGGGTACAGCGTCTGTTACGTCCGCATTGTTAAACGGTGGTTTATCTTATGACCCTATAGAAAATGGTTCAGACGTTACAGTTAGCGTGTATAGAGGCCTTGATCAAACTGGAGCAATCATAGGTTCCCCAATATCCTATAGATACACTAATTCGACCACGAGCCCTAATGCCTACATAGAACGAAATGGAACGACTGAGTTTGTTTTTAATTATAAAATTCCAGAAAATATAGAAGCACAAAACTCTTTATTCAGTGGGACTTATACCATTGTGGCTAGAACATATATTAATGGGAACCTACTGAGTTCAACGGTTCAATTTGAATTAAAAGATAGTTTATACGATTTAGTTTCAGGTGTTGGCCAAGGAAACAAATCTGCAACAATAACATATAAGCCATCTTATGATGACTTGAACCAGACCAATATGCAATCAATATTATTGATAGGTCACGCAGATGGGCTAGAGCTGAACAATCCAGTAAAAATAAATTCGGTACAAAACGCAATAGATCTTTTGTCTGGCAATAAAAATAGCCCTCTACTTAGAGGAGTGCTAGATGCTTATGGTGCTGGCGCAAGAAATATATTCATATGCGCAGCAGCCCCGATGTCAGAGTATGTTCTGAGTGTAGAGGATAGAAACAAAGCTTATGCAGTTTTTAATGGACAAACTCTTAAAACTTTTTACGAAAAGTATTATGAAAGATTAATTGAAACATATAGCATTATAAAGCAATTAGATTATATAGATGTTATTGTTCCTTTGGAGACTTCTATAATAAAAACTGGTGGTGTAGATTTTCTGTCTCAACTAGTCCACTACTGCAATGATTTTCATAACGAAACTGGTTATGTACAAATTGGCGTAATAGGCAGTAGGGGTAACGGGATAAGCGCATCTGATATTGAGTTGATTCAAAATAGCAAATATCTTAGATACAAATACACCACATTCATAAATACTACATCGAGTACACAGATTGCTTCTGATATAGGAAGATATGTTGTTCCAGTATACGGAGAAGCCGTTTTTTCTCACATGCAAATAGACAACACATATACTGCATCAGTTGCAGCAGCTGTAGCCGGAATGATAGTCCAGTCCCAATTAAATATGGGCTTAACAAGAAAAAGAATTCCAGGAGCTTTATCTTTGTACGGCGTAGATTTAAATTCTACTCAATTGAACATACTTGATTCGATGGGAATAAATACGGTGTACAGAGGAACCAAAGCACGTAGGGGTAATGTGTATGAGGTGTACTTGACTAGCGATTATACTCTTTCGAATACTAATTCTGTGTTTTCAAAACTTCCGCAAATGAGACTAACATCTTATGTTGCTAGCCAGGTTAAGTCATATGGTTATGATTACATAGGAAAATTTGGGTACGACAAGGTTGTAACCAGTGTTACTAATATGTTGTCAGCATTAAAGAAAAATGGTTCAATTGTTGACTATGAATTTAAAGCAGAACAATCTGAACAAGAACAAGGTTTATTAATATTAAATATTAATTTAACTTCTTCTTTAGGTCTGAAAAAAATTAATCTTTCTTTATCAGCAGGACCGGCGGCTTAAGATGGCACAATTACCAATCAGTATGCCAAAGCTTGGCTTGGCAGACGCGATGGATAAATCACGTTTTGCAAATATACTTCAGTCTGATGGGAACTTAAGTTACCTGGAATTTATATCAGCTGTAAAATCTTTATGGGAAGAAAGCTTTCCGAACTACCCAATTAAGGCAACTTCAAATGGAGATAATTCTTTCACCTGGTTTAACCCAGCAACTCAAGAGTACGATACCACAGATGCAATAATAGTTTATTCTTTAGAGTTAAGAAAAGCTCATTCCGTTGAACCAAAACCACGAATGAGACAAATAACAAGTGATAATGTTTATGTTTATGGTCAAAGATTTCAGAACGTTGTTGCATTTACCGCTATGTCTCCGGTTGGGAAAAGATTGGGATCAGATCCAAATTCTATTTGTGATGACCAGGACAACTCTTATTTGGTTGAATCTTTAATAGAATCTTTTGAGGACTTCATGCTGGAGTATACTCCAATCTTTAAAAAGATAGGTGCTTCAGAATTAGTTTATTCTAGAAGACTTTCGGATTCAGAGGTTAATAGGGACGCTAAAGACGTCCACAAAAGAACGGTTACCTATATGCTCACTACCGAAAAAGTCTTTGCAGCACAGGCTAATACTATAGAAAAGATAGCTATAGACGTAAGACAATTCATGGCCTATGAACCAGAATTCTTAGTCGCAGCGACTCCAAATTATGAAGATATAAACATTAATCTTATAGACTTACAGAATACCGCCACTCCACGTCATTAAAACCTGTATTAAAATTCTTATAGTTAATATATTCATAGTTATTTTTATGACTTAGTTGTTACTATATCACAAGACTTATTCTGTCGGAGGTTCAAAGATAACATGGCTACACCGGGTGTAACAACATTAATTAGAGATCGCTTCTACAGCGTCTCAAGGCAAGATGTCCCAGCGGGACCAAGAATTGTGGCGATAGCCAAAAGAAACAAAAATGAGTTCAATCCTTCTACGGAAACAACTGCTTATAATGCTATGAACAAGGTTGCTGACCTTGACGTAGTGCAAGCTACTACAGAGAAAGATGTTATTGACGCTTTTGGTGTTGGTTCAGATCTCCATAAAGCATTTTTGGAATTGATTACTGCAGGCGCAGAAAGAATTCACCTTGTTCCACTTCCTTATGACACGCAGTTTGACCACACAAATGGACAACTAAAAAGCGCTAGCGCAGGATTTGCTAGTTATGGCGAAGATATTTTTAACGCAGCTTTTGCAGCAGCAGAAGCTGCAATTCCAGATGTTATCATACCTTGGGGTAGAGGTGGCAATTCATCAGACTGGGATGCCACAACAGGAGCGACACCATACGCAGAAGATTATCTTTTCCACGCAAACAACTCCAATACAACAGCAAATAACTGGGCATATAAGGTAGCAAGTAAAGTAAAAGATATTTCGGAAAATACAAACCCATGCATTGCAGTGATGGGTATAGCGCCATACGTAGCAAGTTCAAGAGAAGCTTTAACACCAGCGCAAGTTTCATCACATATGTCTTCTTCTTTGGCACTCTTGCCAGACAGGAATAATGCGCTTATGAAGGCTGTTGGTTCGTATGTTTCAATTATAGCTACAGAAGTAAAACCAGTAGGATACGCTACAACAACTTCTGGTGGAACTACAGATTACGGTTATTCAAACGGAGCAGCATCGCTTGCGGCGACTATGAGTAGAACACCATCGTACACGGGCCTAACAAACAAAGCTCTTTACAATGTTCAAGCTCTTCGTTACGCCCCTACGAGAGTGCAGCAAGTAACCCTGAATGCCGCAGCAGTAAACGCTGTTGTATTGAACTTTAATAAGATCGCAGTATTCGGTGGAGCAGTAACTTACTCGGCAACAAATTCAGACTATCTAAGACTCTCAACTAAGAGAATCGTAGATGAGGCTTCACAACTAGTTCGTCAAGTATGTCAAAAGTTCATTGGCGAACCATCAACAATACAAGTAAGAAATTCAATGGAAACAGCAATTTCTTCAGGCTTACGCGGGATGCAAGTCAAAGGTGCCTTGCTGGAGAGTGACTTCAATGTTACGTATGTTCCTTCAGATAACATGGCGATTGTAGACCTCGTATTAACACCTGCGTTCGAACTTAATTCGATCCAGGTTCAAATATCCATTAACATATAATATACCGGTTGGAGGGTAGCAAATGGCAGCAGAATCATATAACCCAGTAAATAAATACCTTAACACTTATACTACATTTTCAGGTGCAGACATAGTTGCAACTTTTGGTGGAGTAGAGATTGGCGCACTTTCAGGAATTACATTTTCTGTAACAAGAGAAAAAGCACCTATTTACACAATGGGTTCACCAAACCCAAGATCTTTCTCAAGAGGAAAGCGTGGCATCGCTGGATCATTAATCTTTACTGTTTTTGAGCGCCCAGCACTTTACACGATGTTGGACAAGAACTATGAATCACAGGATTCAAAACAAATGTTTTACACCAGAGCACATAACACACTCCCAGGTGACACTCAGTCAGTAGGTAGGGGTATAGCTGGTCTCGGAACTGCTGGAAACTTTAGCAAGGACGTTGTTAAAAAGGTTCCTTACTACGCTGACCAAATTCCACCATTTGACATTACGGTAACTTTTGTTAACGAATACGGACAAGCAGCAGTTCGCTCAATCTACGGAGTTGAACTCTTGAACGAAGGTTCGGGAGCTTCGATGGACGATATCGTTATCGAAGAAACAATGACTTATGTAGCTAGAGAACTTGGCCCTATGTACGCCATCAAGGTGGACAAGGAAGAGGATCGCGCCCTTAAGCTCAATGACATTTTGAGCCAAGACGAAGTAACAAACTCAGGGCTTAATTCAAATATTATCCGTCCGTAATTTTAAACAATTACAAGTTATGAGTAATGCATGGGGTAACACCCATGCATTATTTATTTA